GAGAGTTCTTGATCAACTGTAATCTTATTTTCGTTGAATTTCTCATTAACTGTTTCTTCAACATATCCGTCAATAAATCCCTGCCATGTAGTCTCATCCGCCGATAAGTCATTTTCGCCATTTGTTCCTTCTGAAATGCGAATATACAAAGGCTCACTGACCACAGTCTCAGAACCTTTTGTATTTGAGACCGTGATCAGCACAACCTGTCCAACCTTGTAGACAGCCGCCGGCGTGATGTATTTGCCATCTTTATATGTAAGTGTGTTCTCCTTAATCCCGCCGCTTGTGTCTTTATATTTGATTGCCATGCTTGCTGTATATCCGTCAAATGCAGGATCATTATCCAGTTCGATCCCAACATTTGCAGAATATTGAGAGCCGAGTGAGCCCTGCAGTATCGTCAAATTTCCATTCCTAAGCCCTAATTTCATTAATATCACCTCTCAAATTAATCGTTGTTGTAACGGCATCTACTGCAAGAGACCCTGGATTCTCAATCTCTGTACCATCATCTTCACAGATCATATACCCTCTTTCCAAATATATAAGAATCTGATCAGGATCAATATAGATTCCGATATTATTCTTTACCGCTTGCATTTTTCAAGCCTCCTATTCCAATGATGATACCAATATTCCATTTACAAATTTCAGAGTTCTGAAATAATATGTCACGCCAGAACTTGTCTCTTCTGTTTTATAGCATACCTTAGTGCTTCCTGTAGTTCCCTGAAGCATTTTTGCAGTTGTTGAACTGTCATTCCAGTCTTCTAAATATTCCTGAACAACACACAGTTCAGGAGAACAAAGCACGGCGGGTCCGTCACTTGCGATTCGTAGCATTTTTTTATTATTTGAAATGTCACTAAGCGTTAAATAGGCTGCAACTTCTCCATCTTTGTAGAATCTGATAGAACTGTAGCCTAATTCCGTTGCCCACGTTTCCAAGTCACCGCTTATCATAGCTTCTACTGTGATACCATCTTTGTCCCAAGTCCCGATTTCTTCACCTTTTGCATTAATAATTTTCAATACTCCATATCCGTTATCTTTTCCACCGAGTTTTAATGTACCACCCTTGATCAGATTTGCCATGATCGTACCGGCTGTGATAAAGTCTGCGTTAAATTTTCCATCGATCGTCCAGGCTGATTCGTATGGTCCATTAATGCCTGTATGTGAGAATCCAATGCCGTTTTGGTTGATCCTGATGACTTCTTTTGCAGTCGCTGTATTATCACTGTCCATTGCAAAAATTTCCGAAACATGTCCATCTTCTGCATATCCAAATTGGATATAGCCATTCCCTCCAGCTAAAAGAAGCTTCGTCTGTTCTTCAATGACTCTCTGGAGAAAATTACCAACCACCTTTTGATCAGTATCCGATGCCTGCCTGATTACATTATTAAGCTGACTGGTCAGAGTCTCTTCTTTATTTCCAATCGTAATCGTATCGCTGGCAGGATCATTTAAGTTGCGCTCGCGTTCAGTCAGCAGAAAAGTCGCCTCTATATCATGCGGCTTGCTTTGGCAGTCAATCGTATCACCAACATTAAATTTCATGATCGACCGATCAGTTAAATGCAGATCCACGACTTTTGTTGTGATCGTCATATCTTTTAGCACCATTGTTTTTGCATATTCTTCTGCTTTTTGTTTCAAATTTTTCGCTTTAACAACATCGTCCCATTGGACTACCGCTTCAATTCTTCCATATACATCGACAAAGCTTGTTTCAATATATTCTTTTCCATCATTGACACTTTTAATATCCAGTCTTGCTTTTGTTTCAGAATCATCATCCAACTGTGCCCCTTGCGGTATAATCACGGTCGCAAGATTAGAAGCATCGATATAGCGCTCAATATCCAGGAGATTTTTCCCAAACTCAATCGGCTGGCTGTTGTGCGTTCCAGGCTCTAAAAGATAATCTAAATAACGGCTGTCCCCAGCGTATCGAAGGACCAGATATCCTCCGCATAGATCGACCAGCTTTTCTTTTAAGATTGACCAGCAACTGCTGTATTCTTCGTTGCTGCGGCTTATATAATTGTTCGGATCTGAAACTGTGATCGTTCCTGCATAAATTTTTCTATTGGCGCTGCATTTAGAATTATAGTATTCCAACACATCATTGAAGAAAGCCGGGATATCTCCAGAAAATTCATAGGGTGGATACATGATATCGTTCAAATAAGACATCTCTCCTACGAATTCCAACTGTTTTGTGTTGTAAAAATCCGGATCGCTGTACATCAAAAGGCCTTTCCATTCAAGCACTGTCTCGTCATATACAGAGACAGTCGTGACTCTTTCCTGATAGTCATTATAATGCTCGTCGTTATACGGAATAGAATATGTCAAAGTTCCTGCAGTATTGACTGCCTGTTTTAGTACAGGACTTATCACAAATCCATCTTTATTCTGTACAGGAATATTCTTGTCGTCGTTCAGATAAATATTAAACATCCTGTACCTCCTCGTCTGTGATATGATGATATGGAAATGGATCAGCATCCAGTTCAAAACTTATTCCATACAGCCGATCCACGACCTTTGAATATTCTGTTACTTTCAGCCGTCCTTTCCAATACAGTTCTCCATTATCTGTGAAAGTCAGTGTTACCTGTTTTCCATTTAATTTTTCAATTTCTGTGCGGTACAGTTGATACCTGCTGTTCTTTTTCTGCCGAAATTCCATTGATATGACACGATTTTCAAATGTCAGTCCAATGAAATCTGTTACATCAAGTTTCCCATTCTTTCCAGGAACTTCTATATATTGAGGCCTTGGCTCTGCTGGTGGAATTTCTTTGGAAATCAGTATGCATCCATATAGTCTCATAGATATGCCGTTAATAATTGCTTCCGTCATTACACGATTCCCCTTTGTTCTTTAATCTGCTGCCTGCGCAGATTTTCATTCATCTTGCCTGCCATTTTCCCAACCAGCGTTCCATCATCCAGTACGATATCTTTTTCCATTTCATCGATGACCTGTGGAAAGTACGTTTGCACTGTTGAAATCAGCTGATCAAGCAGATTTACAAGCTGGCCATTTTGGCTTTGGAATACTCCATTGATCAGATCGGTCAAATGTCTTTCACCTGTTAGAATTTCATTTCCGGTTTCTCCGCCGGCTAGTAGCTGATTGGTTTTTGCATCATAGCCAAACACTGTCGGTCTGGTCATCACCATGGCTTTATCCATTGCCTTGTTATACCAGGATATCCCGAATTTAGGAACAGACGGCGGATCCAGACTGAATTTCCCTGATATCTTAACGTGCGGCAGTTTTAATTTTGGAAGACTCCAACTGAATTTGAAGAAGCTCTTTATCTTATCAATGGCACTTTTTACTGCATCCTTTGCTCCGTTGATTTTTTTCGAGATCGTATTTTTAATGCTGTCAAACACTCCGGACACAATATTCATTGCTGCATTTAGTGCTGTCGAAATAGAAGATTTAATGCCGTTTACGGCGTTTGATATCACTTTATTGATCGCATTCCATATTACTGTTGCTTTTTTCTTGACTGTATCCCAGTTTTTATACAGTAATACACTGATTGCAATGACTGCACTTATCGCTGCCACGATTGGAAGAATGGGGACTAAAAATCCTGCGAATGCCGAAATCCCGGAAGCGATTGCTGGCAATACCGTCCCTGTAATTGCCGTTCCTATGCCCGATAAAACTGCCGGGAGTCCCAATGCTTTCAGCGCCGCAAGCAGTGGTACAATTTTTGCAATTCCAGCAATTAATACAACTAAGGCACTTACAGTAACCTGCACAGGTGCCGGAAGGCTTCCAAATCCCTGTGCAATTGTAGTAATCCCAGAAGCAAGCGGCGGAATGATCGTATTTGCGATTTCAGAAGCCTTTTCCCCCAACGGTACCAGCGAATCTTTTAACTTTCTCATATTCGATTCCATCTCCTGCGAAGGAGTGGAAGTTGCATCGAACATTCCTTGTGCTTTTCCACTTACATCATCATATGAATCACCAACCGATGTAAGAGATGTAATAAATTTTAAATTCCCATCCTCCGCCATCGTCCCGAATGCCTGCGCTGCCATATTCAGAGCATCCTGCTGATTTGTTGTGTTTGATATATCGGAAACGATTGAATCAATTACTTCTTTCTGTGTGGCTCCGCCGTTTTGCCACTTTTCAAACAATTCTTTCGTTTTGTCGGAATACATCCCTATATTGTCACCGATCGTCCCATCCGCGAGTCTTGTCGTAACTTCGTTGATCGCATCATTAACCTTATCCAGATTATAAGCGCCTCCGTCCAGTCCATTATTCAACAGCTGAAAATAATCCTGTGCCGAATAACCGGCCTGTGAAAATTTTCCTGAATATTCTGATAAGTTATCGCCCAGTTCATCTGTTTTATCCAGCCCATTTTGCGTCCCTGTTACGACATAATCCATTGCTTCCTGCGCTGTCAGACCGAAATTTTTCATTAACGAAGCGACGCCGCGCATCGTTTCATTCATATCAATTCCGTATAAATCCTCAAGTGTAATTGCCTGATTCGTCAGATTTGTCAATGTGACCTGGTCAAGATCGCCAAGATTCTTTTTGACATCGATGACTGCATTGGAGACAGAATCCATACTGTCTCCGACACCGCCTTCATATACATCTTTGATGACTGCTGCGGTGCTTTCAGCCGCTTTTCCTGTCTCTCCAAAATAAGCAGCCGCTTTTTTCCCGGCATCATTTACACCATTAAACGATTCAATTGCACTTCCGCCCAGTTCAGACAGCTTGTCTCCTACAGAAGAAATCTGATCAGCCGCTTCCATAAACACGCCGCTTTTAACAGATTCTCCAATATCATTAACACTTTCCTTTAATGTGTTAGCTCCCTTGGCTGCATTTTGAAAATCCCCTTTCAATGCAGAACTTGTTGTTTCTGATTCTGTTTGGAGCCGGCTTAATTTTTGTTCCGTGTCTATAATTTCTCGCTGCAAAGCATCATATTGTGCCGGATTGATCGGATTGCCAAATTCAGCACTGACATCCTTTGCCTGCTGCTGCAGATTCTTTAATTTACTGTTTGTTTCTTTTAATTCTGCCTGCAGCTTTTTATATCCGTCTGTATCAACTTCTCCGACTTCTTTCATATCTGCCATTTGGGCACGAAGTTCTTTCATGTAATCTTTTGTCTGATTGATTTCGTTTTGAATTGGATCAAAAGCAGTTTTCCATTCATCGTAATGACTGACTGATTTTGCAGCATCTTCACTTGCATTTTTTAAAGCCTCCAGCCTTTTCGACGTGTTCTCGATCTCGCTTGAGAGAATCTTTTGCTTTTGTGCTAACAGTTCTGTATTTTTCGGGTCTATCTTTAAAAGTCGGTTTATGTCTTTTAAAGACATTTCTGTTTCGTTGATTGAACTATCCAATCCTTTCAGTGCCTTATCAAGACCGGTAGTGCTGCCATCGATTTCGACCGTAATGCCTTTTATTCTTTTCCCTGACATGATAATCACCTTCCCAAAAATTCATTGAATTCTTTCTGTCCTGCAAGCTTCGGATATTTAACAGCGTCATTTGCCTGTTCTGTAAGCATATCCCACACCATCCCACAGCTGAGGCAGTCTAATTCTTCTAAAGAAAGCCCCAGCTGCTTGCATCGAAGTAAATAGGTCATCGTATTTACTTCCCTGGTGGTGCGGGTATCGCATTTTTTCCCTTTGAGATCTGCTTTTCATTGTTATACCAAAGTTCCATAATTTCCGGTAAAATTTCATAAATCGAAAACGTATTAAATGAATCGATCCATATCCATGTATTTGGATATTGTTCAATAAATTCAACCTGTTCCGGTGTCTGCCGCGGAGTAGGCGCAAGTCCCTGATATGCAAACAAATAGGCAATTCTTGCAAAGTGTTCATAGTCTGACATTTTAAAAGAATCACCATCTTTATTTTCCTCATGTGCCTCTCTTAATGCTTCCATATCTTTCAGGAAGTCGCGGCCTGTGAACAAGCGGTTATATAGTATAGGCGAAAAGGCAGACGCCTTAAAATTAAGACTTCTGCCTTTTTCAATTTCAATCATCTTCTGCATCTAATCATTCTCCTGTTACTGCTGTTCCTGGAAGAATCACTTGGTCAAACCACTTCGTATAGGTTACTTCGTTCATGCTTTTTGTAATGCCGCCTCGGACGATATTCTTATCCTCACCATCAATTTTTGCAGGAAGAGGTGAAGCGGTAACCGGCAGTTCTTCCGTATCTGGTTCTTTCTGATTATCTTTGTTGTCGCCAGCCTGCCCTGGTCTTGTCGCGGTGCAGTTGTAATAAATCCACCGGATTCCTTCCTTGTCCCCTTTGAATTCACCCATCAAGGCAAATGGTTCCGGATCTGCATCAGCGTCTTCATACTGCATGCCAGTTTTTTCGTCGATCTTTTCACCAAGACAGTCCACCCTGAATCCGTCGTCTACTTTTACAAAATTTAAATTTCCTGAATATCCGTTGTTTGAAGTGACTACAATATAGTCAATGCCATCTGCTCTTGTCCTATTGATATCTCCTTCAGAACCCATGTCCATTGACATCAGCCCATACAAAGGCTTAACTTCGTCTCCAAATGTAACTGTGCCATCATCATTTCGTTTGCCGGGACAATAATGACAGTTTTTTACATCGTAATGATATTTGTTTTTTGAATTATTCGCCATCTTAAACCTCCATTTTGTATTGAATTGCAAACAATAGCAATTCTTCTATAAATTCGCAGGATCGTTTCCATCGAAGATCTTCTTCCTCTAATACCTCCTGGATCCTTTTCTCTGATTCTGACACCTCTGTATCCGAATAAATTCGAATCGTCATTTCCTTAATATCCAAATACCTTCTGCTATCCGCATTTACCGGCATATCTACCAAGAAATATTCCATAAACGGCGGAACGATCGTATTTGAGGCATTAATGTGATCCGGATGTTCTTCATCGAAGTAGACCCCCATCTTTTTACACATTGTTTTTACTTCTGCTTCTGTCATCCTTTCGACATCTCGCTTTCCATGTTCTTCTCAAATAGTGTGCCAACTTCCTCGTCAGACGGAACATGCCGATGTGCTCTCGCAGGATGCGGTCCTCCATGCCCATTCTGCAAAAGATGCACCAGCATGTAACGCGTTTTATTATGGACAGTCCTTCCGTATCCGCCGCGCCCAGCCTGTTTGGTAATCTTTGAGCCCCATCCGGCACGGTATTTCCCTGTCATAACAGGGGATTTTCCTTTGATTGTTGTGACCGTTTCCTTTGCGGTCTTATCAACTGCTTTTACTAATGCCGCTTCTGTCAGATTTTTTGTTTCCTGCAGAGCTTCTTTAATTGCCCTGGAAAATTCAGAATCTCCTAATTTCACCTTTATGTTGCTCATGTCTTCTCCCTGTATTCAATCGGAATCGCTGAAAGAGATAACAGCCATGAAAGCGGCATGCGGTCGTCTTTCAGATCTTTTTGTACAACTTCATACTGTTTTCCGTTAATGACAAAGATATCTCCGCGTTCTATCTTTGAGCTGTATGGCACCTTTACAGCTTTGGCAATTTCAGTGCCGGCTATATAGGCATCCCAGTATCTTCGTTCTCCAACCGTCTGTTCCTGAAAGTGAATCACTTGCTGCCTGACAGAAATAAGCCTTCTATCTTCTGTTATCCAGGACGTGCCCCATCCATCTTGATATGTTTGATAATTGCTATTCTTCTTTTTCAACATATCCCATCGCCTCTGCGTATTTATTTGTATCAAATTCTACCTTTGCTGCAGTGATATCATCAGCAAAATCCGCACTAAATGTTTCCACATCTCCGGATTCGGCCCTCATGACATAATCGCATAGCATCTGGCCGAACCTGGTTCCCGGACTCAGATCTGCATCCGGATCGCAGAATTTTTTAATATATGCAATCCCGGATGCAGCCTCATTTTCTATACGCCTTTTCGTATATTCATCAGGCTCATATGTGATATGCAGATTATCAAGTATCATCTGATAAATTTCATCCGTTACATGATCCAAGTCCATTCACCGTCCTTTTACCCTTGTTCAGACTCGCCAGACTCGCCAGACTCGCTTTTGAGTATTACTGGAAGTGCAGGTGCTTCCACTGCAGAAATATCAAGATATTCAAAACTGGTATTATCCGTCGGTCTGCCGTTTCCATAAATACGCGTTGTATAAACACGGTTATCTTCCAAAAACTGGTTAGAATCGTCATATTCTATGATTCCGGACGTGCCACCATTGATTGCTGCAAAGTAATTATCAGCAATTCCCGCTACTGCTTTTCCTTCAGGAACCATGGAAGACTGTTCCACTCTCGTTGGATAAGTATTGTTAATCAGGTCAACTGAACCAGTTCCATAGATTAAGGTATTCTGAATCCTGCGGATCTTCTTAATGTAATCCTGTGGATTCACGACCAGGAGTACTTCCGGAACCAATCTGTCATCGCCGTTGCCATCCTTGGCAAGCTTGGCAACAACCGCTGAGTAATCTTCATCAAAATTCTTGATTGCGGTTGCCTCTTTTTCGGAATACTTTCCATCTTTTGTCGAATTTACATCCATCGTCATTCCAATAAACTGATCGTCCCCGTCTCCGGAGATAATTGTCTTTTCAAGCCCGAAAGCAACAGATTCTGACAAGATGATTCTGATGTACTGATCTACCCACATAGGAGCAAACGTGAAATTGAATTTCACAAAATCTTTAGGAATGATAAAATAAGCCGTATATTTTGCGACCGTTACGTCAATCGTCTTAATTTCACCTTTTAGCTCATTACTGATTGCGCCTGTAATTTTGCCCCATCCACCAAGTTTTGAAGCCATCTGGATTCCATTCATGACCAGTCTCTGCGCACCTGCTGCATCCTGGATATTGATCGCAGATAAAAGAGGATGGCGCTTCTGCATGTCCACGATTACCCGATCAATGATCGTGATCGGCATTGCAGTCGTTAGATTCGTAATTTCCTGCTTCGCTCCGGTCTTGACCGCTCCAATGAATTTCTGGTACCATTCATTTTCTTCAGAAGTCAGTCTTCTTAATCCACGGCTCTGCAGCACATCCATATCTCCAATATTTTTATACTGTTCAAATTCCTGTTCGATCATTTGGCAGATATCATTCTGCATCTCCTGCATAATCTGGGCAGCTTTTTCTGCATCATTATCCTGAAGTGCTTTTGACATCTGTTCCATAAATTTTTTTGAACGATTGTTTAGATCATTATTTTTCATTGCCATTTTGTTATTCTCCTTTTTTTTCAAATTGTTTCATTGCTGCGTAAAAAGTTGATTGCATGGATGGTTTTTTCAGGCTCTTCAACATCTGATTAATCTGCTGTTCCTGATAGAGTTTCTGCTCTAATGCCTGAATTTTTAATTCAGGATCATCATCATCCAAATTACTGCCTGAATCATCCGGATCTTCTGCTGATTGTTCACCTACAAAATCGGTAAATCCATACTCAAGGCACGAATCCGGGGCAAGCATGGTTTCTTTCTGCATCATTGCCCGCATTTCTTCCTCTGTCAGGTTCTTTGCTCTTGACATATAAAGCTGCACCGATGCATCTGTAAGTGCGTCCAGCTGATCTGCCGCGGAGCGAAGCTGTTCTGCATTTCCTTTTGCAATCGTCCACGGATTATGCAGGAACATTGACGTTCCAAGTCCCATATGAATTTCATCGCACGCCATTATAATGTCCATGGCAACACTGTATGCCATTCCGTCAACGTATCCGATCAGTCTGCAGCCTCCATTTGATTTTTGGCGCAACAGATTATATATGGTAACGCCTTCTCCAACTTCACCGCCAACGCTGTTAACATGCAGTTCGATCGTATCACCATTGGGGATCGTATCCAGCTGATCTCTAAAATATTTTGCAGAAGTATCCGACTCTTCATAATTCCAGGTATTCCAATTGAACTTTCCCTGTGCTCTGACTTCGTCATAGACATACAGCCTATGAACCGTTGTTGAACTCTTCAATTGTTCAAAGCGATATTTAACCCTGTGTTTTGTTTCCATCTTTTCTTTCATCTAATCCTTTCATTTCTGCATAATTTAATGTGATAAAATGTTTTCCTGACCAGTCATTGTTTAATGGAACATCACCTGCCTTCTTCCTGATCTCATCGATACTCCAGCCTCCGCATCCGATCATCTTGTCCGATGCATTGGCAAGCTCTGCCGCCGTCATATGCATGATAGTTGACGTATCAATTTTTTGATAATTTCCATCCAGCACTTTCTTCATGTATAATTTTCGATTGTTTTCCGTCTCGATCATGGACGCAACCGGATCGATCGCAAAAGTAATCAGATTTTTGGTCAATGCTGATACATCCGCCACATCTCCCCGAAGCAATGCCGGTGGAATCTGTAACGCGTTTGCGACCTTATCATAAATCTCATCGGTAAGATCAGTGACATCCTTAATTTCTGATGTTGATTTTTTTGAAGCCTCTCCAACTTTTGCCTCGTAGTGAAAGCCCTTGAATAACGGCAGCACAGCATTTGCTGATTTAAAATAAGCCGAAAACTGGGTATTTATCAATTCCGTGTAGACATCATTGAATGTTTTGGGAGTCCCATCTGCTTTTACGCCGTAATTAGCTGCCACTGCATTAGCATCGATTTGAAGAATACCTCTTTCTCCACCGCTTTTGTAAAATTTCTGAATTGCTGTTTCTAGTAAATTATTGTATTCCATGACCAGCTGGTTCAGCAGATTCGTGATATTGCGGTTGGACAGTCTGTAAAATAAGACGTCTTCCATCCGGAACACCTGTGGAAAAGTATATGGACTGGAAATCCCGTTCCCATCTGCACATACTGTTACATTCCGGAATGTATCCTGGTACAGCGCATACTGTTCATGATCATAGCTGTCCGCGATCAGGAAATCGCCCCTTCTTGTCTGGATAACCAGACATTCATTCTTATAGATCAGTGACCAGACAAGTTTCTGCATAAACTGGGATGCATTCATGTTGATATTGGGCTCATAATTCCACTTATAATACTGATCGCCCCTGATTTCCTGCCAGTTTTCAAAAGTCTTAACCTCACATGCCGAAAGCGCATTAGCTATGATATTGATTCCAGAATGCAATGCAAAATCATACAGTGCCAGCCGATTCCATTCCTGCTTATCGATATACTCTTCAATATCCTGAGCCGATATATTATAAGAATTGCCACCCATGAGCTTTCCTTGTATAAATTTCCAAAAATTCGTAAATACTGACATTTTTTTGCTCCTTAATATGTTGCTACGTTTAAATTAATATCCGGAAAGTCGCTGATCTCTGGCAGAACATCGATGCAGCACATCGATGCACCCCATGCCATGAATCCATCTGTCTTTCGCAGTTTTGGCTCAATCTTTCCAAAAGATACATTTCCTTTTGTATCAATAATTTTCTTGGTGTTATTAGTGTACCAGCACATCATTCGATCCCATCCGGATATGTAATGGTGCAAAAATGCACTGTTAATCATTGCACTTGCTTTTGCAAGGTCGGAAGGACGTACAAGATAGATATTCTTGTTTTCCTTGTCGAATGCATCAAATCCGATTTTCTTAAATGCTTTATTCAGCCATGTGTATCGGTAGCTGTCAATCCCGATCATCATGATATTATAAATTTTTGCCTTTTCTTCAAACCATGACACCGGGACATCCGGTGTAATCTCAACATCGTCAACGATCGTACATATGCCTTCCTTCACCCATTTTTGAATTGGAGCATGAATATGTGGAAGATCCTTTGATTTTGCACAAATGAAAGTATGGTGCAAATTCACAATTTTCTCTCCTTTTCGGAAAGTTAAGATGCAAGAGCAAAAATCATTTGTCTTCATGTAATCCACGCCTCCAACACAGCTCATGCCCGGCTTCAGTTCAAATTCAGGTTCTTTCGTGCATTCTACAATGTCATTCCATTCTGCAACCGCAGTTTGGGGGTCAGAAATCGGATAATTACACCGTTTTGCCATAAATTCTGGAAAATAATCTGGAGTATATGGCATTTTTGTAATTTCCTGCCGAATTTGCT